CAGGTGGTGGTGGTTGTGTCGTTGTTGTGGTTGTTGTTGAAGTTGTGGTCGTCGAAGAAGTAGTTGAAGTTGTAGTTGTCTCAGGAATAGTTGTCGTGGTGGTAGTGCTGGTCGTAGTTGTAGTTGATTCGCCGTTGGTTGTGAACGCTTCATCAGGAACGATTGACCATCCCTCATTGTTGATATTCCAAGCAAGCATCAGACAGGACGAGCCGCCATTCTCGTACATAAACAGGTTCAGGTTGGCATCGCCTGCACTAATGTCTATCTGCCCAGACTCCATCCAAGTGCAACCCTGATCACCCCAGTTGCCCCACTCATTCCCACCAATACCGATTTGACCACCATCATCGGTTGCCAACCAAAACTCAATCGTGTTGTGTTCAGGGATCAAGATGAACCCAGTCATGTGAACCATAAACAGATCGTTTGTGCAATCCAGATACGGCTCACCGTCATACGAACGATTGATGTTGTTCTCCACCTCCGAACCACACAACAGATACTCAGTGTCAGACATGACAGGAGGTATCTCATCAATCGTGTAATACGACGTGAACAAACCTGGTGCCGGATCAGCTGACGCTGACGGAATGAAACTAAAGATCGAGGCTAGAAGCGCAGGAGCAACAATCAGCCAACGCGACTTGAACACATCAGTCAGGATCAACTACTGGCGCAACAAAGTCTGTTCCGTTCCATGTGAACCCGACACCTGCATACGTCTTGCCTTCAACACTGATAAAAGTTTCAATCCAAGTTCCTGTGTATCGCTCAGGGTTCTCCGCCATAAACTCTGCTGTAACAACAGCAACACGAGTGACAACACCATCAGTGACCTGTGCAAAATACTGTGGCACGCTCATACTTTAAACCTCACATACATAATCCCTGAACCACCTAAGCCAGCAGTTGGTGTAGCAAATGAACCCCCCCCACCACTGCCAGTGTTTGCAGCAGCAGAACCAGCATTTACTGAAGAAGTGCTTCCAGCGCCGCCAACTGATGAGCCACCAGCACCACCTGTTCCAGTACCGCTACCGCCACCACCACCAGCTTTAAACAATGCTGAGCCGCTAATAAATGCAGATACATCGTAACCAGCACCACCTGCACCGCCAGTCGTACCTGACCCTGCGGAACCTACAGCACCGCTACCGCCACCGCCACCAGCAGCAGTGCTATTACCAGCACCAGCACCGCCTCGATTGCCTTGCAAAGTTAAACCTGCTACTGGTGTAGTTGTACTATTTCCACGACCACCAGCAGTTGACGCACCATTTACGCCAATGTCTAATGTTCCGTTTGATGCACCACCACCATAGGCTGCTAAAGAAATACCTGTAGATGTAAGAGAAGTAGCACCGCCATTTGTAGGCGATGCCGTATTTGTCCCACCTGCACCAATAGTAATTGTCCCGTTGGCTAATAAATAAATAGTTTGCTGCATCAAACCACCTGCACCACCGCCACCGCCACCATTAGATATTTGCCAACCACCACCGCCACCGCCAACCATAAGCACATCAAACAAACCTGATTTAGTGACAGTGAGTGTGCCGTCTGTAGTAAAAGTTAACAGTGTGTAATTGATGCCTCCAACCGTAATGCTTGATGATGACCCACCTGTAGCGGTGCCGTACGTGGCTGACTGTTGGCTAAAAAAAGTGAAGACTGACGCTGACAATGCTACGAGTGTGCCACCTCCGTGTTGCGCCAATGCTAACGAACTTGCTGTGTTGATTGTTACTCCGGCACCAGCCGTGACAGTTGATGTTCCTGCACCTTTGTTTGCGATGAAGATTGTGTCACCAGCTGCGAAGACTGAGTTGTTGATTGTGACAGTGTTCGCTGTGGCGACGTTCATCACGATGCGTTTGCCGACATCACCGACGAGCGCAACGTATGAGGCGGTCTGGTCATTGATTGGCAGTGTCGTGATTGCATTCATCTGTGCAGCTGTCAGGACGTTGCCTGAACCGAATGGAAATGGTGTTGCCATAATGCTCCTATTGTAGTGCGAAGTCGGTGTCGTCGAGGGCTGAGGTGTCCAGAATGAATGGTAGTACAAGTTGGACTTGACCCATCCCGATGGTGACGCGATGTGTTGAAGGGTTGACTGTGTGCCGTATGGATTCAACGACCACGTTCTGTGTCACCGTTGCTGGTGTACCAGTCAAGAATGTCTTAGTGACCTCAAGGATGTCACCAATCTCCAACCCTGCCATCTGTGTCTGTTGTGCTGTAGTCAACGCATTCAACAACACATCCATCTCCGAGAACCGAACCACAGGTTCCTGAAACCGTGTCAACAAACTCAACGCTAATGCCGACCCAGCAGCATCAGTGGCCAAGGGAACCCCAGTCAACGACAACGCCTTGATCCCATACTGTGTTTGCGACGCAGTACCAGAAGCAACACTTGAAGCCGTACCACCCTCAATCTGCACAGCCACACGATTCAACACCGTCTCAGCCCCATACTGATTCGCCAACGACAAAATCGGAATCCCAGCCGTACCACCAAACGAAGCCACAGCCGTACCAAACGACACAGCAATCCGAGCATCAAACTCAACCAACCCCGAACGATTCACAAACAAACGCCCACCCTCAGCAATAGCCACATCCTGCAACGCGGTGAGAACATTCGTCGCATCGTCATACGCAACTGTTCCACAGGTCGCAATCCCAGTCTCAATGTTTCGCAACGCAGTCGAGAACGCCACCTCTGGACGATCCAAGATTGCTGACACACGGGCAGACGTGAGTTGCGATGAAGGGTTGAATGCGGTCAGCACGGTTTGACCGAGTTGACCGAGCGCGTCGGTGGCAACGATTGTTGCTGTGGACAGGTTCGGTTCGGCATAATCAATGTTCAAGTCGAAGACAAAACCTGAGAACATTGAAGTCGTACCGGCTGTACCGCCGTACACCTCAAACTTGCGACGTGGTGCGATACCCACAGTGCCACCCGAATACCATTCTGATGCTGTGTTCAGTGGATCAAAGTATCGTTCAGCTGCACGATCATCCGCAACAATGGTGCAGTTAGATGACGGGAAGTTATCAAGTTGAGTTGTACGACCACGATTGATATTGATGTTGGTCACATACTCCGTGACATCAACAAAGTCTGTTGACCCATCCAAGACATCAGTACCATCAAGCAAACTGGAATCCAATGTGAATGCATCAGCCAAGAAGCCAACATCCAACAACACCTTGTATGTTGAACCCCACTTCGCAGACTTAGCCATTAGAAGAACGCAGTCAAATCGCCACCATTGAGACGCGCACGACGAGTCATCAAATCACTGATCTGCTCGGCAATCTCATCTGGTGAAGAAATAAGACCAGCGTTCACATTCACCACCATGCCACCCCCAGCAGGATTCGGTCGGAACCCAGTCGAGTTACCAGTGACCGTTGCCGGAATACTATTAGCCGAACCAGCCATCGGATTATTGACATTGAATCTTCCAGAAACAAGTGGGTACTGACCAGCGATCTTCCCAGCAGTCTCAATCGCTTTGCCATATTCTTGCATTGCCGTAGTTTCACGTTCAATCGCTTCAGCCACAGCAATAACAGCCTCAGCCTGATTCTCTTTAGCGGTAGTCAACGCATCAGACAAATCCTTGAATATCTCAGAATCTTTAGAAACACCAAAGATCGCCTCATTCAACAAACCAGTCGCAGTCGTCAAACCTTCAGTGGCTTCAGTCTGCTGATCAATCGCATCAGCACTTGACAACTTCGCCTCAGCCAACGCAATCTCAGCCTCACGAATCATCTGAGGTGTTGACTCAGGATCAGCACGAACTTTCTTCAATGCCTCCTCAGCATCCTTGATCGCGAACAACGAACCTTCCACATTGTATCCGGCGCGTTCCAACCCACGCTGAGCCTGTGTCAACTCGGACGCAGCCTTCCTAGCCTGTGGCGAATCAGCACCATACCCAGCCACAGCCTGATTGAACGCATCCTGCGCATCAGTCACACCTTGGTTCGCAGCAGTCAACGACTTCCCAGCCTTGATTGAAGCATCCTGCGCATTCTTGAAAGACTTCTGTGCAGAGTTGCTTGACTTCAACGCATCGGTGTAAGTCTTGAGTCTGTCGGTTGCCTTCTTCAAAGTCGTAGATAAGTCATCTTCTTCATCATTAGTTTCTTCTATTACACCGTTCAATGTTCTGTGCCCCCTAATCACATCGTGGATGGTGACCTTGTAATGATTGACTGGTACAGCAATTTCGTCAAATGCTTCTTTGAGTTTGTCAACATCAACTGCTTGTCCAGTGAAGCCTTTGGCAATACTTTTGACCTTCTCAAGATAATTTGGTTCAATAGCAGCTTTTGCAAAGTACGCAAGTTTATATAAAATGTTTGCTGCTTCTGCCCCTGCTATTGCAATGTTTCTAAGGACACCAACAACAGCAGCACCAGCACCACCAGATTCGAAGATCAACTGTTGGAACCCTGCAACCAAACCCTTCTCACCGATGACGCTGGTGACTCGTTGAACAGCAGGAGCAACTTCTTCAACTAAGAACGTGGCAAACTTATCTAAGTAAGGAAGCAAGGCTGCACCGATTGTTTCAACAATCTCACCAAACTGTCCTTGAATGATTTTCAATTTGCCACCGAATGTATTTGCAGCAGCATCCGCAGCACCACCAAATTGACCTTCTAGAGTTTCCAAAACTTTCCCAAAGTCCTTGGACTTCTTTGTGCTTTCATCTAACGGAATACCAAGTTTCCCCAACGCTGTGAATTGACCAAGGCTGGCCTTGGCAAGAGCCAAGGAAACTGATTGAAGGTCTTTGCCTGTAGCAGCGGAGACATCCTGCGCAACATTCAACAGGTTTTGAGATGTCGTCAAATTACCTGTTGAACGAAGCAACGTCCCTAGCGAGTCACGCAATTCTGTGTCACTAGTTCCGGTACGAAGTTGCGTCACCGAGATATAACGCTCAACAGAATCAGTCAAGTTTTGCTGCTCACCGAAGGTTCGTTTCAACTGTGCAGCCAACAACGCTTGCGACTTCTCATCTTCAGCAGCAGACTGCACAGCCTTGAATCCGAATGCACTCACAGCACCGAACGCAGCTGCACCAGCAATCGCCATTGTTTTGAATGACGGCAACAGACTTGACACTTGGGTCTTCAACCCACCCATGCCATCGTTGACTTGCTTGATGCCCTTCTTGTATTGATCAGCGTCAGCGAGGAATCGAACTATGAAGGTACGTGCGCCAGCCATGCGCCAATTCTAGATGACATCCTCACAAGCCGAGCGCAAGGCACGGAAGTCCGCCAACACGGAAGACCATAATGCTTTGCCTTCAAGACCGTCATACTTCGTGATCACTTTGCCTGCATCCCACCACGCATCATTCATCTCAACACTGATAGTGCGCTTGCGTCGAGGTTGCGCAGACTGACGTGGTGACGCTGGTGTTGGGTTGCGAGCAGGTTCGTATTGGAAGTCGGTGTCAATGAACTTGCCTGATTGTTCGTGGAACTCAAACGGTTGATCTGGTGCGTGTTGTGGAAGATAGAAGATACGAGCAGGGTCTTTGGTTGCAGGGTCACCAACAAGGTTGAGTCGTTGATGTAACTCACCCCATATCGCTCGCCACAGCCCTGCTGGTACACGCTCAGCCAACGGCAAAACTAAGTGGTAGTGAGGATCATCTAGTCGATGCGAGTACGTGGAGTAGGCAAGATACTCGAAGCCGTCAAGGTTCGCATTCGCAAACGATTCGCCGTCCATGTCAACCACCAACGCTTCAATGAATCTGATCGCAGTATTACCGCGAGTCCTACCTGGGTAATACTCGACAGGTGACCACAACGCACCATCAGACTTGTTGGCATTCTCCTCATGGTGCATCAAGCGTTCTTTGAGGTCA